TATCTACGTTCTGCTTCTGATTCTAATAGTTCAGATTGTTTATTATTTTTATAAATATCTGCACCTATTTTAAATACTGTAGGTATTATATTCCACCACATATATATTATTATCCTCTGTGTTGTACTCTGTATTTTCCTCTATTTAATTTTCTAGAAGTTACTCTTAGATTATCAGGAGAATTATTTTGTGGGTTGCTATCTCTGTGGTCTACGTCTTTACCGTCACCTTTAGCAACAACTCCACGTGCCATTAAATTTCGTCTAGCTCTGTTTCTAGATGCTCTATCTAGTTTAGATTCAGTTGAAGACTGATATTTTTGATACTCTAATCTGTAATTTCTACGAGCCATTTTTTCCTAAAAAGTATTGCCATATTGTGAATATAGTTCCCAACATAGCTGCAATTCCTATTAAAACTTTTAAACCACCTTTAGACATAGCAATTTGTTGTTTTAATTCAACTATATCATCACCGTGTTTAGTTATGTCTGTGTGTATGTGTGCTATTTTAGTGTTCATATCCTTTAAGATATGGACTAAAAGATTACTGTTAAATTGATCTTTTTTATTAGTGATACGTCTTTTTTTAGTTTTCATATTAATTTTAATAGTCGGCTGTATCTAAACAAGTAACAACCGACTAATTAATATTTAACTACTAATCTTCGTCTTCGTCATCGAAATCCACATCATCATCTTCAAAATCTGTGTCTTCGAAGTCGTCTTGTTGATCGTCTACTTTGTCTTTTAACTCAGCCAGTTTATCTTCGATTTCCTCAATCAAATCCATAACTGACACTTCTTTTTTCTTCTTTGCCATAGTAGTCGCCTTTTAGTTATTGTTTGTTTATTTACTTTTTGTTATTTTGAAAAAACACTTCTACTGACTTTGACCAGTCTTTAAAAGCGTCCGCCCAAAATTTCTGAACTTGTCCTACATAACTTTCAACGGCTTTCTTAGCGTCTTCGTATGTAGGTATTTCGAATTTAGGTGTGAACATATTGTCTCCTTGTTGTTTATTTAAAAACTCTACTTCTTCAAATGTGTATGGTGTCATAATTACTTCTTAGGAAAACCAGCTTTCATATTAGCGTATGCTTTAGCTGATATTGTTGATTTAGATTTAGGTCTAGATATACCTAACTTCTTTCTACGATTAATATTAGCGTAAAGTCCTTGTCTTCCTTTCATATTTGTATATATTATCCTGTTAAGATTTTTTATGTCTATTAGCAAAGTTTCTAGCTGCTTCCTTCGAAGCAAAGCCCCAAGCACGAAGTGCTAATTTCAAACGTGTGGGTCTTCCTTTCTCATCTTGTAAAGAACCTTTCATTCCAGCAAAACGAGCTGCGAAAGACACTCTACGAGGGTTAACACCAGACTTAACTGGTGCTTTTAAATTAGAACCTTCTTTTCTATTAAAGTATGCTCGACCTTTTGCGTTTAAACCACCACTAGGGTTTTGATATACTTTTTTTACCATATTTTACTTATGTTTTTGTTGTTTTAAAAGACTTATGGTCTTTTTGAGTTTAATAATTATCTAGCCAATAAAAATATTGATATAATTGGACTGTCGGTTAAATTTCTTGAAGCACCTGTAACATCATTTACTCCACCCACGTCATTGTAATAACCTCTGCCATTATTATTAGACCATCTAATACCTATTGGATTTGTTCCACCATTTGTAATGTTACTTGGGTCACTAAAATAAGATAAAATTTGGTTACCGCCTTCGTGTGCATTATCATTTAAACTTACAAAACCATTTGTTGGCAAACTATTAGGATTTAATGTACTTAAATTTACTCCTCTAGCTTGAAAACCACTTGAACTTTCTCCTGCGTGATTATTTGTAAAAGTATCACTAGGTATTTCAGGTAAAGAATTATATCTAAATAAATTTGCATAAATATTTGCAGTATTTAAAACTCCACTTGCTTGTTGTGGTATCAAAAGCAAACCAACTTGATTATTAATATAATTTATTTTTGTTGTTCCTAAATGAAATGTTGCTTGATTAGAAATAGAACCTACTTGACTATTTGTATTAATATCTGTTTGAGCTGAACTTGATTGATAACGTAATCCAACTAAAGCATAAGCATAATTATTATATTTATAGAAATATAGTTGTTCAGAAGAACCTGAAGAAGTTTTAATATAATATTGATTTCCATTTACAACGTGGCTATCTCCATCTGAAACTGTGTTAAAAGCTCTAGCACTTGTAGAACCATCTAAAGTAGGATTAACAATAATACTAAAAGCTCTATCTACTGTTTTTGTATTTGCAGTTGCTCTTAAATTAAAACTATAAGTCGTTGCAGAATTTACATTTGTGGGGTTACCACTAATAGCACCTGTAGAAGAATTTAAAGTTAATCCAGCAGTAGTTAAAACTGTTCCGCCTGTTTCAGAATAACTTATAGTATCTCCATCTACATCTGTTGCAGATACAGTTACGTGAGTTCCTGTTGCTTCATCAGAAATAGTTGCGAGTGTTCCTGAAGCTGTACTCCAAGTTGGAGATACATCTACATTAATTTGATTATCTAAAGTTCCTGATAAACCAGAAGGATTTATAACTCTAACATCGTAAGGTTCTTTAGCACCCACAAAAGAACTTCTAGCAATAACAGCACTAATAGAAGAACCAGAATTTACTGTAGTTGTTGATGCTGTAATTTCTGTGGCATCACTTCCTATAAATTTAACAACTGCACCAGAATTAAAATTACTTCCTGTTATAGTGAAAGTAATATTACCACCTGCCGAGCTATCAACTTCTAAAGGAGATACTGCTGTAACTGTAGGTGGACTATCTATAACCTTAAACTCCGTACCTGTATAATATTCAGCTAATCCTGTAGTCGTATTAAATCGTATTTGACCTGTAGTAGAACCTCGTTGAGCAGTAGTTCCTGATGCAACTTTAGTACCTGCTGTACCTGTGTCTGAAATGTTTTCAAACGAAACACCTAAATTACTATTAGGTATAACTCCATTATTATTAGTTCCTAATAATTTAGATAAATCTCTAGCTCTAGTCATTTACGACTTTCCTTTTTTTTAGTTAAGTTGTTTTTATTATTTTAAGATTGCTTTTACTTCTTCTTCGGTAAGACCAAGTGCTTGAAGTTTTGCTATTGCACTAGCTTTAGCATCTTTTTTAGCTTGTTCTTCTTGTTCTAATTCAGCAATTTTGATTTGAACTTCAGACCAAGTAGGTGCTGTTCCTTCAAATACAGGATTACCTTTAAAATATCTTGAACTGTCATTTAACAATTCATTATATTCATTTTCATTTGTAGGTGGATTACCTGTGTAACCTCTAAAGTTAGAAAACTTATTAAATGCTTTATCTATTATATTCATATTTTTATACTCCTAATTCCCAGATTATTAATTGTGATACTGATTGTGTACCTCTGTTATCGTCAGAACCATTGTAATTCCAAATCTCTGCTGGTCTAACTGTACTACTAGTATCTCCTGCTGTATTTCTTTCGTGATTCCAACCAATAGCCCAATCTATATTTCCTGTTGTTGAACCTAAATCAGCACTTGAAAAATAAGTAAGAACTTCCATAGACTGACTGGAAGTTGTGTTGTTATGATAATTACCTGCTCTTTTTTTTGAAGTATTTAATTTACAAAAATTACCTATATTGGGGTGATTTACGTTTGTAGCCATAGGCAAACCTGCCATCATAACCATATTAGAAGTAGCACTTATTCTATTAACAGTACCACTCCACAATTCATAATCAGTAGTAGTATTTGCAGACAAACTAGTTCTTGTACTATTTGTAAAAGAAGTAACTGCTAACACTCCTGCTTGAACTGTAGCCCAAGCTGGATTTGCACCAGAACCATTAGTCTTTAAAAATTGACCAGAAGTTCCAGCACCTAATCTAGCTAGACCAGAAGCATCACGATATAAAATATCTCCTTGTGTAGTTAGTGTACTAGCAGAACCATTAGCCCAAGATGGATTTGCACTTGCTCCATTTGTTTTTAAATATTGTCCTGAAGTTCCAGCACCAAGTCTAACCCAAGCAGTACCATTATAATAAAGTACATCTCCTTGTGCTAATCCTGCAATTGAAGTTATGTCTGTTCCTGTTTGTGCCATTAAATTCCAATATGTCGTATTGGTTGGCAAGTTTCCTGTTGAAGCTAATATGCAAATATAAGATGAACCATTATAGCTCACTACATCATCTGCAACATAGGCGGTAGCACCATTATAAGCTCCTTGCCAAACGAACTTAATTCTACCTAAATTTACTGTAGCCATATTATTTTATATTCTCCTTATATGGTTGCAATTAAATCGCCATTAGAGATGGAAAAAGTAAATCCACTCGCACTAAATAAAACATCATCAAAGTTGGCGAAGGTTGCCTTTGAAATGTTATCTACTCCTTGATTTGTTGTTGTAACAATCAAGTTTGTATTCGTTGAAGTATCTTTGTTAAATCCGTACACTTCTGCTGAACTTGCATTTCCAAATTCTAAAGCAGTAGCACCAGAATTAACTTTTAAAACTTGTCCAGCAGTTCCTAAAGAATTAGGAACGTCATTGGCATCTGTAATACTAAAGTTAGCTAATTGGAATGTACCATAAGCTATAACTTCTAAAATATCAGAAGCAGAAGCTCCTGTTGTTAAGACAATTGAAGTACCATTACTTGCTGTAAAGTCTGAACCATTAACTAATTTGATACCATTTAGATAGACATCTAAAAATCCTGCATCGTAAGCTAATGTATTTGCGTTATCGTCTGCTCCTGTAAATGTAGTCTGTGAAGCTGTTGCAGTATATTTGTATCTGTCTGCTGTACCATTAACTGAAGAACCTGCATTTATAAATCCACCACTAGAGTACACTTTCATTGTGTTTGAAGTGGTGTCGAAATATAAATCTCCTAAATCTAAACTTGTTGTAGGAGCTGTTGCACTTACTCTGTATCTTGCCGCAAAATCATTTACTGAACCAATGTTACTTCCAACAGTATTAACATTAGATATAGAACCACCAACTAAATTAACGTTAGTGATATTATTTCCAACTAAATCTACATTAGCTATATTATTAGCTACTACTTCAATTTCAGAAGTTGCTTCATTTAAATCGTTTGCCGCAGTAATTACTTTTGCAATATCGGTTGCGACTGTAGAAATATTACCTGCGTTAGATGCAACTGTTGTAATGTCTGCACTAATTCCTGCTACAGTATTAATATTAGCATTATTACCTGCTACTGTGTTTATATTTGCGTTGTTACCAGCTACAGTATTTACGTTAGCGACATTAGTTGCGACTGTATTAACATTAGCAATAGAACCACCTACTAAATTTACATTAGCTACGTTAGTAGCAACTGTAGTTATATTAGCATTAGCTCCAGCAACAGTTGTGATATTAGCATTATTACCAGCAACAGTATTTACGTTAGCAATAGCACCACCAACTGTATTTACGTTTGCTATATCAGTTGCAACAGTTCCTATATTAGCAACTGCACCTGCAACTGTAGAAATATTATTTGTAGGAGTAATCTGACCTGCTACTGCTGTTATGTTAGCATTAGCACCTGCTACTGTAGTTACATTGGCATTGTTTCCTGCAACTGTAGTAACATTACCTGATATTCCTGCTACTGTGTTTACGTTAGCAATATTTGTTCCTACAGTATTAACATTAGCTATGTTTGTAGCGACTGTATCTATTTCTGATACTGGTTCGTTTAAATCATTGGCAACTGTAGTAACATCAGCTAGAGAAGCATTAACTGCATTAACACTAGCTATGTTTGAGTTTAAATTTGTAAGTGTTGCTTTATCAGCAGTAGATAGCCAAGTGTTTTCTAAATAGTTTTTAGTTACTGCGTCTTGGGCATTTACTGGGTTAAGTACGTTCTTAATTATTTTTGAGTTTGCGTTGTACTTATTATCAGTATCTAACAACATAGCATTGTCAGCTGTATCAAATGCTTCTTGTGATATGTAGAATAATTGGTTGCTATCTTGGTCTAATATTGCTTCAGTAATTGTAGCACCATCTTGATAATCTACTAATCTTGTAGAACGACTAGAAGACCTAGATATAGAAATACTAGTTCCGTTAGCAGGAGCAGTTGTAAATTGTATTGTCGAACTAGTTGGAAATGTATAATCAGTTCCAGCAGTTTTAACTACGTTGTCTATTTTTACTATTACGTGAGAAGACGTAATGTAAGGAAACGTAATTGAATACGTAGTCGTACTACCATTCCCAGTATAATTGACTATTGCAAATGACATATTTTATTTGTTATTTTGTTAATATAATTTTTCACTACCTTGTTGAGGTAAACCAGAGTGATCTATAAATAAATTTAAAATGTTGTTTATTCCATACATATTTTGAAAAGCAAATAAACGGACTATTCTTTTAGCATCTACCTGAGAAAAACTATAGTCGTCTCTCATTGATCTTAAAAATGAATATAAAACACTACCACCACTACTTAATAAATCATAAGTAGGGTTTCCAGTAATTAAGTTTACTTCAAGACCACTACTACGTGTATTAAATCTATATTCAGGAGCTACAGCAGAACTAACTATATCAGCATAAGCTGGTATTATAGAAGACCAACCAGTTCTTTGGAATACAGCTAAAGCTAATTTACTATAATCTCCTTCAGTTCCTAATCTCTTTTCTAGGTATTCTTTTTTTTGTTCATCACCCATTCCAATACTATTAAAATGAGTTTGACCTAAAAATGCTAATGTCCCAACAAAAGTAGAATAAGCAAACATACTAAATGTTCTAAAGTCAGCAAGAGCTATGTTGTGTAGTAATTGTTTAGACCAAGCAGTTAATACGAATTGTCTGAATTGACCTAAAGTTTTACCTATAGCATCGTCAGAAAAAAATCTTTGAGAATCACCTATAAAATTATATTGAACTGTTCTTTTAACGTGTCTATTTAATTTATTAGCAAAACTTGAAAGTAAATCTTGATCTTTCCAATTTGCAAAATTAAATTGTTTTACTTTAGTACCCCAAAATGTTTGCTCAGTAGTTACTGTACCATCAGTAAATTCTCTAGCAAAACGTTTTAATTCATCTGGAGTAAACCCTAATACTTTATATCTAGCTAAATTTACTTTGTTAAAATCAAAATTACTTTCTTTTAATTTAAACATATCGTCAGCAAACTTATCAACAAAAGTTCTAGTTGTTAGTTTTCTTAAAAAAGAATCTACTGGAGTTAAACCAGAAGCCCAACTTGTAATTTTTTCAGCTGCAGTAAGTATTTTATTATTTGCAAGTTTACCTAAAACACTAGTAGCTGTATTTTGATCTAAAGTCTCAGCTCCGTGTGCTAATCGGTATAAATGTTCATCACCATTACCAAAATGAATAACAGCTAATTCTTTAAAAATAACATCTCTAGGTGCACCAGTTCTAAATTCATTTATAATATTTTTAAATTCAGGAATATTTTGAATAAAAGTTTTTATACCACTTGCTGATATTGAAGTACCTAATTCTGGTAAAGATGCTATACCAGATTGATTTAAAACTCTTACAAAGTTATATCTTCTTAAATGAGATAAAACTTGCGATGTATGACTAGAGGGGTCTGATTCAGCAGACCTACCCATTAAGTTTTCAAATACACTTCTAATAGTTTTAATTTCTTCTTGTGCTCTTCTACTACCTGACCAAGAAGTTAAATCGTAACTATTTTCAATATCATTAACTAATTTCTTTTGTAAATCGTACCATTCATCTCTACTTTTTATTCCTAATTTATCTGCTAAAGCAATCCAACCAGACATTTCTTGGACGTATTCACTATGTAATAAATCAATATTATTTTCGTATAATTCGTCTAATCTAACTTTTTGACCTTTTATAGTTGTTTCAAAATTTTCATTTAATCTAATTCTTTCTTCTAATCTTCCAGAAGTTATAGTTTTAACTACACTTACTAAATCAGAAGACATTTTAGAAATTTCATCTGGTCTTAAATGTGGAAACGACTCTTTTAAAAATTCCTCTAATTTAGCTGCATCTTTTGTTTTTAATAAAGCATCTAAATCAAAACCACCAAGTCTTTTTGAGTTTCTAATAAAGTTAGTAATTGCACTAGCTAACATCATAGACTTTTCTGGTGTTATAAATTCTTCTTCTAATCTAAGTCTAGATTGTTTAATTTCTTCTTTTAATTTTTTAACTTCTTCTTTATTTTTTCTAATATCTTCTTTTCTACTAGAAAGGTCATAAAGTTCGCCTTTTTCATTTCGTGAATTTTTTTGACTTTTGTTTAATTGTTGGTCAACTTTAATTCTTGCTTCTAATTTAGATATTCTATCTAGTTTTTCAGCTTGATTAGTTTTATTGATTTCATCAAAATTAGGTTTTTTAAATTTAACTTCTTTCACACCTAGACCAGCTTTAAGTATTTGGTCGTTTTTAGTTAAATTTAAATATGGCTGTCTACTTAGTATTGATTTTGAAATTAATTCATTTATACCATCGTGACCTATTCTTTTAGCTAACGCATAATAATTATCAAAAGACATTTTCCTATTTAAATATCCTAAATTTTCAGGAAAATCAGATTCTTTAACTACACCTTTTTCTATTAACTGCTTCCTCATATAATTATAACTGTCGTTATAAAATTTAACTGATTTAGCTATAAAAGGATTTTTTAATAAATCTTTATCTGCTTGATTTAAATTCTTAGGGTCTTGTGCTCTTTTAGCTCTTGCTACTAATTGAAAGAATTTTTGACGAGCAGTAAAATTAATTTTATCTGTTAAAGAACCAATTAACCCAGTAAATGTTTTGTCTTTTAAAAATCCCATTAGTGCTTCTTCGTTATCTCTAACGTTTTTATAAGCACCAGTTAAAACATTATTTTTAACTAATTCTACTGTATCTGGTTGTGATACAATTCTATCTCGTCTTCTTCCTTCGCCTTTATAAACCCAACCAACACCATCTTCTAATGTATTAAATCCAAAAACTTTTGCTAATTGAGATTTACTAGTGCCTAATGCTGTAGATTTAGATATAGGAGCTAACCATAACAAAGGAGCATTTCTTGTTTTTGCAAATAAAAGTTCTTTATCAGCTATTGTTACTGGGTCTAATATACTAGATGTATCAATTACATCTTTTACTTTAATTGTTGATGTTTTTAAATCATTAAAAAATTCTTGACCTTTAGGAGTAAATTTACCACCAGTTTCTATTACTTCTTGTGCTTGTATATCTTTAGCTACTCTATGAAATTCTGCTTTTCTAATAGCAGAAATTCCGCCTCCAAGAGTACCACCTATTGCTGCTGCAAATAGTACGTCATTAAGACCTATACTAGGACTTTCGGCTGCTACTAAAGAAGTTAATATACCTTGTTCAGCACCTATAATTAATCCAGCTTTAGTAAAACGTTCCATTCTACCAGCTTTTGTTAAAAAAGAGCCAGCACCAGTAATTTTATTAACAATACCAACACCAGAAGCTAAACTTACTGGGTCTAGAAACCAAGAGCCAATATCTAAAGCTACTCCTTTCCAACCAAGTTTTTGAAGTTCTGCCCTCTGTTCTTGTTCATATTTAACTCTATCTACTAAAGATAGAAAATGAGGCATAGAAACAGAAGGTATTAAATAGTCATAATAAATTGGGTCTATGTTATTTTCATCTAATATTTTTTTAATTTCTTCTGCTTTTTCATTAAATGAAAATGTTGGGTCTGGCTCAAATGCAGGTACTCTAAGTGCTCTGTATATATTAAATGCAATATGATTTAAATTTGCAGCTATACCAAAACCCTCTAAAAGAGATTTTGTTTCTACGTTTTTAGTTTGGTATGTTTTAAAAAGAGTATCAATATATAATTCACCATCAGCTATCGCTGTTGGGTCTAATATATTTAATACACTAAGTTTGTTTTTTTTTAAATTAATATCTTGTATATTATCAACAACGTAATCTGCTTCTGCATTTCTTCTAGTTGGAAAATTATCATTAAAGTTTTTTAATTCATTAACTAAACTTGGAACATCATTGTTTAATGCAGCTTCAAAGAATTTAGGTGTTCTTCTTAAATCTCCGTATTGATAACCAACAGAAGCGACAGCAGTTTGTACTGCTGGGTCTAATTGTTCAAAACTTATATTTTTTCTTCTAGCATTGTATTGTTTTTGAATATTATTTTCGTAATAATTTCTAACAGTATCAGATATATCTTGTGCTTGTTCGTTTGTAAGCTGTAATGTAGGTGCAATTTTTCTAGCTTCTTCTCCTTGGATATTTAAATATGGCTCAACAATATTTAAAATATTTTGATCTTTAAAACCAAAGTTTTTAATTGATTCTTTAGTTTGTTGACCTAAATCAAACGCATTTGCTACTGTAGTTCCAGACTTGTCGCTTCCATCTGGTACATAACCTACTGTTTTTAACCCACCTTCTTTATTGAAGATGAAATCCCAATTTATATTTGCCATATGTTATTAAGGTGATACTTTTAATAATTCTTTATAAGTTTCATTATATTTTTGTAAAACTGCTTCTTTTTTAAATAATTGCATTTGTTTAGTAAGTTTATTAATCTCTTGTTTTCCTTTATATCTTTTGTAAAGTGTATCATAATCAAATTCTAATTGTACTCTATCTCCACCTTTAATATCAATTATAACAGGTTCAAATATACCTACTTGATTATCCTTAACAAACATAATTTTTCTTGTGTCTGGGTTCATTACAAAATCATAATTACCTTCTCTAAAATTAGTTCCTTCTAAAATTTTAATATCTTCTTTTTGTTTTTCTTTAACAATATTACGGAAACTTGATTTTACTTTACCAGTTTCTTTAGCTGTTGTTACAGCTTCTTCTGAAATTGCTTGGACTTTAACTTGACCAGATTTTAATAAATTATTTATTTCTTCTTTTAAATATAATTGTGCTTCTTCTTTTAAAGGTTTGTACTCATCTGCTGTTATTCCAAGCATTGTTAATTTACTTTTAGAAATATACTTACCACCTTCATCTAAAAAATAATAATCATTTATGTATTTTTTTGTATTAGCAGCCAATGAAAGACCAGCACTACCATCAGTTGATTTTATATATTGTGCTACTCCGTAAACTAAAGATTGGTTGTGCATAGTTTGTAAATTAATAAATTTACTTCCTAAATCTTTTTTATCTTTTTCATTTAAAGGAGATATTTTTGAGTTTTGTTCAAAGTTACCTATTTTTCTTATTACTGTACTAGGGTCGTCTCCATTTCTATAGAACATAGTAGCTAATTGCCATTTAATAGCGTCTCTACTATTTTCAGCATTATCAAAATACATAGGTAATGCACCTACGTTATCTAATACCATAGCTAAATCTAAAGCTGCTCTATTATCAGGGGTAACAATAGTACCAACAGGTCTATTTAATATTTCTTTAATTTGTGGAATTGGTCTTGCTTTATTTAAATAAGGAGACAAAGTAGTTGCTGCATTTTGTATAGCTTGACCTTGTGTTTCTCCATTACTTAAATGTTTATTAACTAAATTATCAAATAAAGCCCCACTATATTTTTTATATTTTTCATCAGGAATTGCAGAAGTAGTACTTGTTTTTAATTGTTCATAAAATTGTAAAACTTTTAATGCTTCTTCACCTTTAGTAACTATATTTATAACTCGATCATTATATTTAGGAATATCTATTATAGGAGGTGTACCATCTGCTCTAGGTTTAGTTAATTTATCAATGTATAAAGATATATAATCACCACCTAGTTTTAAATGAGATTCTGCTGTTTCTACTACTAAACCATCAAATTCTGCTTTACTTAAAACTGGATTTAAATTATTTTTAATTTTTTCAAATTCTTCATTCCACAGTTTTATATAATTTTGGCTAATGTATTCTTGTTTTCTTTTTTCAAAATCTTTACCAGAAGTTTCAACTGGTATGGTTTCTCTAAAATTCATATTTAGTGTATCTAAAACCCTATCAGATATAGTTCTTAAATCATACATAGTAGAGTGTTCTACTCTTCTTTTTAAATTTTCAGTTTGATTTTTAAATTCTTCTTCAGTAATAAATTTTTGAGTTAATGGACTAATTTTTTGAAAAGCAGCTTGAAAAAATGGATCGTTTTGTTTATCTTTTAAATAAAATTGAGAAAGTTCAGCGTAATCTTGTTGCCAGTTATAGTTAGGATTATTTTTGTTTTCATTGTAACGCTGTTTCATTCTTTCGCTAAATTCCATATTAGCGTTTAGAGCGTATTGTCTATAAGCACCAACTCTAGCCCAACCATTATATATATCTGGAAAACCTTTTTCGTGTGCTTGTCTAGCTTCTTCTAGAGTTAATCCATTTACTGTGTTAGCACCAAGTATTTCGTCTTGTAAATCTTTTTCTTGTACGTCTTTTTTTACTAGTTCTTGTATTTTAGGATTAAATTGACCTAATACATCAGCTAATAATTCAAATTGATTTTTACCAGTAGGTAGAGGTGTACTAGTTACTGATACTGCTTTTACATCAGGTGCGTCAGTTAAATTGACATTAATTCCTAAATCTGTATTTATTTTTCTAGCCATATTTAATTATTATGAAAGACTACTATACAAAGAGTCTAAGTTAATTCCTTCTGGTGTAAAACCTTTTGTTTGTCCTACTGGTGTGTTTGGTGCTGGATTATAACTAGCAAGTGCTACGTTACCAGCTGCTTTAAGAGCAAAAGGTAAAAATGAAGGTCTTACAGCTCTAGGTAAAGATAATATCTGGTTAGTATAACTTCTATTTTGAGCTTCTCTAGTTTCACCGATAGACCTAATATAATTTTCATAATTAGAATCAATAGTAGAAAAAGCAAGACCTCTTTGTCTTTCTATATCTCCTAATAATGTATCTATTATATTACCACTTATATTTTTTTCACCAATACCTACTTTAGCTTCAGAAATTAATTTTTTAGCTTTAATATTAGTTGTATATTTTTGTAAAGAAATCTTTTCAGTTTCTCTTTCTTTTTTTCTAATTAAAGCGTTATCAGTATAAATAGCTTCGTTTCTAATTCTAGTTGCATTAGCTTCTGCATTAGTATTGGCAGCTTTCGCTGCGTTGTTAGCATTATTATAATCGTTAACAGCTGATGCTACTTGAAATACAGCATACGCTACTGGGTTACACATAATTTAAAAGTCCTCTCGTTTTTTCATAAAACCGTAAAATTTAACGTTGTTAAAATATTTGTCGTTGATAATTTTAAACCCACAATATTTAATCCAATCAATGTGAAGTTTATTCCTACTATCTATATAATTAAATAGTACAGGAAATTTAGATTGCATTTCATCAACTCTATCAATGCAATTTTTAATAAAAGTTTTTTTTATTTTATATAATTCATTAGTACATAATAAATATGGATAACCTATATGATTATTATAGGGTGAATTACTTACACCATATATACCAGCTACTTTATTATCTACTAAGAAACTTTTAGCAAAACTTGATTTTAAAATACTTGTTTTTAATTGATTATATATACTAGTAGTACCAGTTATAGTTTCTACTTCTAATCTATCTGCTTTTCTTAAATTAGCAGCTAAATCAATAATATCAAATGTATTAGTATTTCTTTCTTCAATATTCATTATAAAGCTATACGTGAAGATAAAATTGTAAACAATCCTTCCCACTCAGCCGATAAGAAATTACAAGGTAAATAACTGTCGCTTGTTATTTCCATTTCTACATCTAAATTACGACATTGAACAGGAACTTGGAAGTCCCCACTTTCTAAAACTGGTTGACCTAATATAAAGTTACTAGAGCCAAGTATTTGTCCTGTAAATTTATGCACACTAGCTGTTCTAGCTCTAGGATATAAAGTTACTGTAAAATAACCCGTATCTCCGTAAACTAGTTTTAATTTTTTAAGCTGTAATCTACCAGTATTTATAGTAGATGTCGAGCCACTACCTTTTTGTTCTCTAACATAAAAAGTAGAAAATCTATATTTAAAAGTATATTTATTACCAACATAACACGGGTTAGCTGAGTAATCACCACTAACTACTACAGTAGTAGATGTAGATGATGCAACATCTATTAATCTTCCTTTTAACGAAGAAGACCAAGAACCACCTAAAATTACATTCTTAGTGTTTGTATCTGGGTATGGTAAAGTAAATGTAGTTTGATTAGTTCCAGCATTATATGTACCCGTTAATAATACTTTTCTATCTAATAAAACTGGAAAACTTAAATTAGTATCTACTTCGTTTGTTTTTAAATTTATCTTTTCTAAATAAGTACCATCAGCTCTTTTTATTACTAAATAAAAAAACGTTTCTATAGTATCTCCATCTAATAATACAGTACCACTTGGAAATACATATTTAGACCAAGATTTTTGTAGTGACCTATTATTAGCATCAAAATAAAATTTATATACTCCTAAAGAGCTTTTCTCTCCATTACAAAAAGCAAATATAGTATTTTCAGTTGTAGAACCTTTTAATGATGTAATTCTACCAGTTAAATATCTAGGTACGTTTATAGAAGTATCTTGTGCTTCTTTTGTTAATAAATCTTGTGAAATAAAATATTCACTAACACCAGCATAACTTCCTCGTTTAAATGCAAAATAAACATTCTTACCTACTGGTATTGGTTTACAAATAGGGTCAATTTCATATTCAGTAGCTTGGTTAATAGATACTGTTTTAGAAGTTAATGTTTCTTCTGGTTTTAATAAAAATTGTGTTTGGTCAGCAAATAATAATAATTCTTCGTTTAAACTTATAGCATACTTTAAATTAGAAACTCTATTATGACTAACAGCGACATCTACTGCATCATCATCTAAAGCTGTAGTAACTGTTTCTGGGTAAAAAGTAAAAAATTCACTTACCTTAGAAAATATTACATTTTCATCTGATAAAAACCCTAATCTATTACGATAGAAAAATACGTCTTGTATTTTGTGTCCTACAAAAGATGGGTCACTAGCTGTTATAGTATCACCACAAGTTCTACCATTATATTTTGGTACTGTGTATGTAGTAGCTCCTATTGTATATGTTGAGCCATCAGCTTTAGTAAATCTAAAATTACCGTCAGCTGTACGTATTAATAAGTGTGGTAATGTTGCTGTATTAAATTCATTGTCTAAACCAGATTTAACAGTTTCAACCCAAGCAGTACCGTCCCAATAAACATAATAATTATCAAATTCTGTACCTTGGTCTCCAACAACTTCTACTTCAAAATTAGTATATCCTTTATATGGTAAATCAGAAAAACTTTTTATTTTATCTTTTACTAAAATTAATCCATCACCACCAAGACCATCTGATACTGAAGCAGTAAATGTTCCTGTGTTTTTAGAAAAATAAATAATAGAACCATCTCTAACTATAGTATAACCAGTTGGAAAAGCAGCTACTAAGTCGTTATATAATTCAGTTGCTATGTTATCTGTGGTAATACTTGAAGCGTGGTTAGCATTTGAATTATCTAAAGTTTGATAACTAGCTCTATTTACACCATCAATATCAATTTTATAAGTTGTTAGGTATTGACCGTTCTTAACATAAAAAATAGCTTCTGCTGGTCTAACTGCTGATGTTGTTCCTGATTTTGAAACTGTAATAGTTTTATTAACTATAAACGTATAATCAGCAACAGTTACTAAATTAATATCTTCTAAAGGATTTGTTGTTGTTAAATAAGTTAATGATGGAGACACAACTGTTTTTTGTGTTCCATTTAAATCATAAACTTTTATAGAACCATTATTAATTAATACTGTGTATCTTTCTGTACTATCTCTATTAATAAAATGTATTTTACTATTTTCAAAAGTATCTGAATTTAATTTTGCTACGTGAACTGTAGGTGGGCGTTTACCTAAACCAGATACTACATCTGATAAACCATTTTCTTGTATTTCTGCTTGATTAGGTAATCGTATTGTGTCTGGTTGTTGAGATACTCCATTTAATAAATTTGGAATACTTGTAGAAATTAATCTTGAAGCCATTATTCATTAACTATTGAAGATTTGTCTGGTTGGTAATTTCCTCTATCTAAAACTCTATAGACATCATAATTACCTGTAAGAATATTATGACGACCTATATCGCCTTCTGTTTCTTTTAAATTCATATAGGCTTGTAATTCATCAACTTCGTGGAATTTATGTAATTCACTAGATACTAACATTCTATCTTGGAAAATTCTAGCAGACCTAATCATTATATAGTGTCTAGCTACTTCTGGTAATTCTTCAAAATCTAATAAAAATACAATATTAACTTTTACTGTATTTGTTATAGTATATGTATTGTTAACTCTGTCGTATAATTTTCTATTACGTTCTACGTAATTATGTAATCTAGAAGACTCAGCTAATTCTACTCTAAGTGCGTTAGCTGGTAAGGAAATTTCATTGTTATTATTAGGTACTAAAGAATAATTAATATCTGTATTAAAAAACCAACCACGTGACTGTACCTCTCTAGAAACGTGATCTAAAATTTGTATAGCAATAGACACATCATTAGTAGTAGCAGATGTTATACTAGATACTGGAATTTCTCCGATACTAGTAAGCATAGTATTAACTGCTTCTAGTTTTGATGTTACTGTTAAAGGCATAAATAAATAAATTTAATTTGTTTTAAGAGGGGGAGCTTTCACCCCCCCAATCTTAATTTACATTACAAGGTTATTAAGCTGTCTTAATTTCTAATGACGCTTCTGGTCTTAAAATACCATGTCCTGCTGCATATTTAGCAACAAGTAATGTTCCTTGATGTCTTGCAGAGTATTCCATCTCTGTTGATAGGTCTAGTAATTTAACTGTACCTACAGCACTTTTGTGCCATACGCAACCAACAGTAGTAGAGAAGTTTCCTCCTAAACCACCGCCAGAACCAACGATAGAACCTACACCAACGCCAGATGTAATATTAGTTGAAGGTAAATTGTTAGTTTTAACAATTTCAATACCAGCAATCTTTAATACTTTACCATCTGCATAACTTCCAGAACCACCGAAATCTCTATTGATTACAGCAGCAGAAGTATCAGAAACCATACTGTAGTACGCTTGTGGCGATACAGCAGCATATCTGTCTTCAGCTGGAACGTTAGCTTCGTCTAAATATCTTGCAGCAGCATAAATTGATGCAGCAGCAGAAGCACCGTTTGTGTTAAAGTCAGCGTCAGTTATAGTTTGTCCAGCAGCTTGTGGAGATACTGCAGACTCTCTAGAGTTTTTCACTAACATTTGATAAATGTGTTTATCCATTTGGTTAGCTAAAGCAATACCAATTTCTTTTGCGTAAATGCTTCTAACTTCCCAAGATGATTTAGCTTCTTCAATAGAAGCAATAAACACGTGAGATACTAGTAAATCTTGAATTGTTATAATTCTTTCATTACCAGTTATTGATGAACCAGTTAGTTCAGAACCAGCAGAGTGGTAAGCAGCAGACGCTTTTCCAAATACTGGAAACGTTGCACTTTTACCATTAGCTATAGTACGAACCATAGTTCTATCTAGGGCAGTATTTGCTGTTTCAAAAGCAGTCAAAGTCTCACCTGAAAACAATTTCAGGAATAGAGCATTTTGATCGCCAGCACCAGCAGCCTGACCTATGTACGAAGGAGTATAATTTGACATTATATATCCCTTTCTTATAAGTTAAGTTGCTTAGTTAAGTTTAAAAACAGCTTATTTAGGTAACAAAATTATCGTCCCTCAGGACGGTTAAGACTTTAGGTAAGCGTTAACATCAGTCGGGTCTAACTAATTAACCCGAAAGAATTTCTATAAAATATTTGATCTAGATAATTTTAATTCAACTCTTTGTCTGAAAGCTGGGTCTTTTTGGTAAAGAGGATTTTTCATATCTTCTTTTAATTGAGCAACACTTTCGTATCTTTCTCCAGTTGAATTTGAAGAAGCTGATTGACCTAGATTTAATTTAGGCTCTTTACTTTCTGTATTGTATCTAGCATACATACCTTTAATAGTAAATAAAGCAGTAGTGTCATCACTAGCTACTCCTCTATTAAATGCATCTACTTCTTCTTCTGTTAAATTATTAGCAACCCAATCAGTCATAGCTTTATATTGTTCTTCGCCTTTTGTGATTGAGTAGGCTTTGTTTTGAAATTGATCTGCAAGTGCTTCTAAACCTTTTAAGTAGTTATCTACGTATTGTTTAGGAAGACCAGATTTTTCAAGTGAAGATAAAGTAGCATCACTTAACTGACCAGTTTCATTAAATTCTTGCTCAGCAGTTTGAAATACAGAACTAATAGCAGATGGTTGTTCTGTCTTTGCTTGTGCTTGTAAAGGATTTTTATTTTCTACTTTAGGTGCAGAAGCATTATTAGTAGAAAGTTTCTTTTCTAATTCTTGATAAGATTTAATTAAATCTTCTTGTGAATTAAATTTACCAAGTATTTTTTCTTGTTTAACTTCTTCTGTTGTTGTTGGTTGTAAAGTAGGTTGAGGAGGAGTATTAGCTTGTTCAATTTTTTGAATCATACTATCTCTATACTCTTGTGTTTCAACATTAGCTGTAGGAGTTACGTTTACTGTAGTTGTTTCGCCCATATGTTATTGTCCTTGTTGTTGTTGTTCTAGTTGTTGTTGTTCTAGTTGTTGTTGTTCT